TTCCGATGAAATAAAACGTCAAGGAGGCTTAAACATGTTATGGACTTTAAGTAAGGAGGCAATAAAAACCGAGATAACTGACAAATATTCAATTGAGGTAAATCTTAAAGAAAAGTAAATTATGAAAGCAACAATAAAGGCAACTGGAGAAATTGTAGAGATTAAGGATTTATATGATGATGGTACTGCATTGGTGGGAAACATGTATATCAAGGTGTCAGAACTTAATTTCTTTAGTGAAAACATTGATTGGGAACAACGTAGGTACGAATTGGCAAAAGACATTATTAAAGTTGTTATAGCAAACGATAATGGTGCTAATTCTGAAGTAGTCGCTAAATATTCGCTTAATTGCGCTGATGCCCTAATTAAAAGACTAAAGGAGGAGAATCATGGATAGTGTACAGACACAAACCTTTTCCATTAGAGGGGATGGAGGTGGTGAGGCATATATTGACTTTTGCAACGGCCAATTATGTGTTTCAGTTGTCATAGAAGATAAACAGGCAGATTTTCACTTTGATTCTGTTACGTTAGGGATGTTTGCCCATGCTTATAAATTACATTGTGAAGAATGTAAAGAGTGTAAAGGAGAATAACCATGACCGAAGAATTTGTAACATTAGAAACAGCGAAACTGCTGAAAGAGAAAGGATTCAATGAAAGAAAATATCTCATAGATGTTTCCACTTTGAATCATTGTTATAAATACCTATCTGTTCCTCCGCAATCCGTCGCCCAAAAGTGGTTACGTGAAATCAAAAATATTCATATATGTGTATATAACTGTGCTTGTGGCTATGGATACGAAATCTCTAAAGCTGACAATGGAACTCATATAACTAGTTCTGTTTATGAAGGACCTAATGATGGTGGTGAATGGGACACTTATGAAGAAGCACTTGAAACCGGATTACAGGAAGCATTAAAACTTATATGATTATGAAGAAGATATTTTTCAACGATAAATTAGGATTAACCCAAGCGGTATTGGATGGTCGGAAGACTATGGCGAGACAAATTGTTCCATTTACATTTAGAGAAGATAAAATGCATTTATCTCGATACAAAGTTGGTGAAATTTATGCCATTGCTCAAAGTTATGAAACCGTTTACCATGAACAAGGGTTGGAAACACTTGATATGTTAGTTAGTAGTTGGAAGAATAGCAAAGGTTGGCGCAACAAGTTATTTGTTCGCGCTGATGCCATGACACATCATATCCGCATTATCAATGTTAAGATTGAACGACTCCAAGATATAGATGATGAAAGTTGTATGAAAGAAGGTATAGGAAAATATTTTTTAGGATTTGATTCACCGCATACCGATTGCATGGGTTTTACATATAGTTTTGATGAATCTGGAAAGTATAAGTATCCTAATGCAAAACAAGCCTTTGTCGCTCTCATATGCAAATTATTAGGCAAATGTATATGGGAAAGCAACCCTTTCATGTTCGTTTATGAATTTGAACTTATTGATTAACAGATTATATTGTTATGGAAACAGCAGAATTAATATTTAAAGGTATCCTTACCTTATTAAATGCTTGTGCTTTGATGTTTACCTTAATCTTGGTAAGCAAGTGGCACAGACGCATGGAAGACAAGATGGATAAGATAGAAGGATATGTCCGCCATGTATCAGTCAATTTTTGGACTTGCCAAACATCTTGACATAGATTTGCTTTGGCATATCGAGCAAAAACAAAGATATAACGAATTAAGACCTATGTTGAACGGAAAAAGATATTGATTATGAAACGTGAAATAAAATTCAGAGGGAAAGAATTTGAAACAGGACAGTGGATAGAAGGATCTTTGACAACATATCCAAGATACTACCCAACTATTACACTCGTTGAAGATGCTGAACCTATTCCAAAAAAGACAACTTGTGTAGTTCTTCCTGAAACAGTAGGACAGTTCACCGGATTATGTGACAAGAACGGCAAAGAGATTTACGAGGGGGATATAGTCAAAAAAGAATATGGGATTGATATTCCTAATGGAGTTTTTTGTTCCAATGTTGCTGGTTACGACAATTTTTCAGTAGATTATATTGATGGTGGGTTTCGTTTGTTAAATAATCAACGTGGATTTTTATTGTGCAAAGGTAATCATCTTGAAGTGATAGGTAACATATATGATAATCCGGAATTATTGAAAGAAAATAAGCGATGAAAACAATTTTATTTACAATTATATTCATAATAGCTATATTATGGGTTGGAGATCTTACAATTACATTCAAGCCGTTTTCCATCT